ATTTTCTACATAAGAAACTCTCTCTTGATGAATTGAATGACTTTCTTTCATTGGAGGGTGAAGCACGACGGGCATATATAGACAGCTACCAAGCTAGATGAGGAGATCTAAAATGTTTAGTGATTTATTAGGCGTTGGAATTTTCTTTCTATCATTCGTGAGTATATTCTTCCTTGCTGAGTGTTTCCATGAGTGGGCTGTAGCTTACAAGAAAAGGGGATATATCAGCAAAAGACAGCTAAAACGTATGAAGAAATGGCTTGAGATCATGGAGGCTAGATAATGTCATACCAGCAAGAGGAACGGGAAACAGTTGTAAGATATGATGAGCAAGATAACGCTTGGTACTTTGAAACAAACGTAAGACGGCATATTTCAAAGTTTTTGAAAATGTCAAAGGCATTTGAAGAATTGCATGAGGAAAAGGAGGCTGGGCGAGTTGTTTCTATTCGTGCCAAACTTTCAGATCTTGACAATTTTTCAGTAAGCCCATTTGTCAGAAACAAGCGCAAAGGACAAACTAACAATTTAATTCACGCACAGAATCAATTTTAAGGCTGAAAACCAGCCCTTTAATCGGTGAAATTCAACTTGAAATATAACAGGGGTATGATTATACCTCCCAAACTTGCAACCGCAGGAAAAACGATTTTAGAAAGGAAAAATAAATGTTTAGTTTAAGTAAAGAAAGTGAACAAGAACTAAGTCAAGGAGTTTTGACTTTGATTGATACGTTTTTAAAGTCACAAGATAAAGTTTTTCAAAAATCTTTGGGGCTTATGACAGCAAAACAATTGAAAGATGAGTTAGATATAAAGGACAACACACTAAAACGGTGGGAAGAAAACGGCTTGAAACGCTACCAACCACCCCTAGAAGATACACGAAAAGCCTATTATAAAGTAAGTGATATCTTGATCTTTTTGGGGGCTGATAAATGAGAACAATAGAAGTTACTGTCCACTCTGATAAATTAACAGCATTAGATTTTCTCAAGGATAATCCAACTTTGGTACTGAAAAATGGAAACTATTTTAAATTTGTTTATTTTGAACCAATTGGAGCAGGATTGACAAACTTTCGCACTAAAGGGATAACGATAAGACTGTGTGATAATCAACAGAAAAATTCTCATTGGAAAGTGGCAAGAAAGAACTCTCCAAAACTTATGAAGCCTGAACCATTGGCAGTATTGCAGAAGTTAGAGGCTGGTAAGCTGAATGAAGAAAGAGAAAATCAAGCAATAGAATTAAATGGCTGGTTATTCGATATTATCACGAATGGAATCTATACCAAAGAGGATACAGCGCTTTTTATTCGGTTACTATTCCTGCATGGTTATAGCTTCGAGCAGGTTACACAGCTATTCTCTTCAATTGTGAAGCGTGTGGCACTTGCAAAGTGCTTTCTAGATGAAATGAAAATAATTTATAAGGGGGTGAGTATTTGAACAATGGCAACAATAAAGAACAACCATATACAAATGCTGGATACGGTCAAGCACTAACTCAAGAGTTCACTGATCTTACAGCGATTAGAGAAACAGAACAGAATAGTTTAAACCTTGACCAAAAAGCAAAGGGTGACGGCTACACTCCTAGTCTAGACAATCTCAGAAAAATTCTTGAGCGTGATACTCGGTTAGCTGGTAAGCTAAAATACAATGAGTTTACCAATGAAATTGATATTTCAAACTCTATTAATTTGAACGGTGCTACTCGTTTAGACGGGGTTGCTGATGACGCTCTAATAAAAGAAATTCGCTTGTATATTGCTCAAAAATATAAAATCGATTTTAAAAAGTCTGATATAGCTGATGTAATGGAGGTTGTAGCTAGATCGAACCAATACAACCCATTGAGATCATTCTTACTTGACTGTGAACAAGAGTACTCCCATTTAGCAGATCAGAAAGATCCATTTGATATCCTACGATATTATTTAAACGTAAAAGATAATCAATACAATCGAATTATCTTTGATCTGTTCTTTCGTGGAGCAGTTGCCAAAGTATTTGATCCAAGTATTAAGTTTGACTTTGTATTAGATTTAACAGGCGAGCAGGGAGTAGGAAAGACACAGTTTTTTGAGCAGTTATTTACAGATCAATACTTTACAACCGTGGATACACTCACAGAAAAAGACGATAAAGCCCGAATGGTGCGGAATTGGTGCGTTTTTGATGATGAGATGATCGCAACTAGAAAAGCGAGTTTCCAAGTGTTAAAAAGGTTTGTGACTGATAGAAAAATTGAATTTCGCCCACCTTACGCAAGTTCAGATAGAAGATTGATGAAAAACTTTGTATTTGTACGGGCTACTAATCAACCTGATTATCTGAATGATCTGACAGGAGAACGTAGGTTTTTAGTTGCTGAGGTATTCAAAGATAACTCTTACCGAGGTAGGAAGTGGTCTGAACAGGATCGCAGGGCATTCTGGGGCGCTATGGTGACAGCGTGGAGAGCAAACCAAACATTAACCTTATCAGACAGTCAAGAACACCTTATAAACACCGTAAGAGAGCGCTATAAGGTTATAGATGATGAACTAGAGGCACTTGAAAGGTATTTATCAACTCCTTACCCTGAAAGAATGTACTTTGCTCCAATCAATGACAGTCTGAGAAGAACTTATATCTATGAGATGATGAACAATGGAGCTTACTTAAATGGTAACGGGGAAGAAGCCAAAATAGATACAGCAAAATATGGGGAGTTAGTTCCCCGTGAAAAAATGTCAATCGCACTATTTTTTAAAGAGGTTTTTCTGATCGATAAGCCTACACCGCAACAGAATGCAAAGATACGGCTTGCAATGCGTGGTAAGCATGCATGGGAGTACAAGAGAAATATCAAGTTTGGAAGAACTCCGACCTCAGGTTTTCAGAAAGTAGGAGAATCAGAATGAGAGTAGAAAAATTAAATATAATGTTCCTACCGCCCTAACCCCATGAGAGAGTAAGAGTTTCGAACAGTTATCGTTCGTATGGGAGGAATTGTTTAGAAAAAATTCTACCACCCTAACCCCTTGAGACTCTAAGGATAAAAGGTACTCGGTAGGAAAATAATAATATTTTTAATAATAATATTTATTAATGAATTAAATAGGTATTGTTGTTTATATAATATTTTTGTTGCTGAATTTTTTCCTACTTTCCTACCAAGTACTTAAATCGTTGATATAATGGGCTGGGATTGGTAGGATACAACTCCTACCCTTATCCTCCCAAACAAACAGATCCTACCAATGGAGAAAACAAGAATGCATGAAAAAATTTTGATCGAAAAAATGGAAGATGGCTACCTATTTTATTTAAAAAATGGTATAATAGAGAGTGTAAAAGTTCCAGCGTACGGGAAACTTACACTAGTCTATCAACATGGCAAGGTGTGCTATGTCGAAAAGGCTGAAACAATAAAATAGATCTATCGGAACAACCGAGGGTGAAACATTTCGTGAAGATTGCATAGGCTTCATGAGGGTTCATTCTCGGTTTTTTGATTAGGTACAGAAAGAGGAAAAAGATGACATTCACAACTATTAAGAGCGAACTTAAAACATTTGCAAACAAGAAAGTAGACTATATGCGCTCATACATTGAGTTACAAGAGAAACTAAAAAAAGAGGTTGCTGAGGGTATGAAAGGGAGCAAACAAGCACAAATCGAACTAGCTGACCTCAAGAGTGAGGGAGAAACGTACTCACAGAAAACCTATGATAAGATCATGTCTGATATCGAGCAAGAGCGCACCAAACAACTTGAAGAACTCAAGTCAGAAAAGAATAGCGTGACTGCTGATGATGTGGCTGAATTGATGTTACTTGAAAGCACAAAGGATATTTCATGGGAAGAGTTTGAAGAATACCTGGAGAAATACAAGAACAAACCGCTAGCAATTAAAAAGCTGGGAGAGATCGCCCAATCTCATACAGATTTATCATTCTTTGACTATGAGAAATACAATATTAAAGATCGTACCGAAAAATTAGCTGAGTACTTAAAGAAACAAGCTAAAACCTATCACAGCGAATTTTTAATTAATGGCGATAATATGTTACTTGTCACAGCCGAATTGAGTTTAGAAATTAATGAAACGGCTATAGGACGTTTCTTTGAAGAGAATGGGCTTTAAAATTGTCTGAAATTGCCTCAGAATGTCCGATA